CTTCCACAATCTGGCTATAGCAGGACGAGCCATTCCTTGAATCTTTGTTGCTCCAGCATGTCTTAATATGTTGCTCATTTGTGCAAACGTATCCTGATTAGATATTAATTTTCCACCAATAAGTGTTATAAAAGCTACTCTATTCTTAGGGTAATTAGCAAACGATACAGTTGCAGCACCATGTATTTTATTTTCTTCGTCAGTGGCTACTAACAACGTCCACACCCCAGAAGTCAAAAATCCTTGTACATGCGATATATCGTAATTATCACTCCACTGCGGAACAGGGTCTCCCTTTTCTAAAGCTTCCTTTAAAAACTCTTCAACAAAAGTCCAAACCTGTGCAACATAATCCGTTCCAACCGGTTGAATCTTTAAATTCATGCAGGCACAAACCTATTAGGGTTAATCTGTTTACCTTGCTTTTTAGTACCAGTACGAGCCTTACGAACCTTATCCATCATCGAATATAACCGTTTAGCGCCAGCATCAGTAGAGCCGTTACCGAGATGAGAAACCACATCCGCAGGAACCACAAATTCCCCATCAGCCAAACGAGCGGGCTGCTTACCAGCAATAACACCAGGGATAGAATCAGACATACCGTCACCAGGACCTTTAAGCATACGTCCACCATCGGAATATCCCCCTAATGAAGAAATACCACCACTAGCGTATTTAGCCCGTTTCATGGCTGCTTGCATGTCTTGTAGAGCATTACCCCGTCCATAGATCTGGTCGTACTCCATAGGGGTATAACCTTGTGCTCTAGCAGATTCCAATATGCCAGCAATACCACCACCAGCCATCAGCATTGGGTTAGACCGCTCATAAGCAGGGGCATCCATAACCATCTCAGAACTTACTGGGCGCTGAATAGGGGTAGCATATTGGGTCTTGTCAATCATCCCCATGGGGTATAAGCCGCCTTGTGGGTTCATAGCCGTGTTCATTTGGCTCATGCGCTCTACAGGACCACCAGACTGATACGCTTTCATAATACCGCCCTCGGCAGCATAAGATTTATATTCAGGCACATAAACGCTTCCTGGGGCATAGGTAGGCTCAGACCGTCTAAATTTAGTTGGGTCAAAACTGCTTACATAACCCTCTTGACCAGGAACTCCAAGACCTTTTCGCTCCGATTCCATTAAACCTGAAAGGGCGGCTCCACCACCAATAAGACCTAATTGGGTATTGGTTAAAGGCGAGAAGTTTGCAAAATTAGGAGAAATCGGTTTAATCCCTTCAAAAGCTTGACTAAAAGATTGACCGTATTGGTTAGCAGCTTCTAAAGGGATTGTGCCTGAAGAAACACCTTGACTTATAGCTTGTGGACTCATTGTGCCAAAACTAGCCAAACTAGGGTCTAGTGCGGCATTTAAAGAACTTGTACCAGCTACAGAACCAAGTTCAGTTGCCCCAGCTAAAGCCGTTGGGTCAAATCCAGGGGTAGCAAAAGCACCTCCAAGAGCACCTCCAGCTGCACCCATCATAGCGCCTTTTAAAGGGTCGCCACCCGTAAGAGCAGAAGAGCCGCCGCCAACAGCAGCTCCAATTAACATTGCCTCGCCTACACCGGTTCCCATAAGATATACCTCGCCTAATTTAAGTGATACTTTATCATGTTGTCAGACAGTTGTAACCGTTACAGTACCAACTCTTCCTATTGTTTTTACACCTGTTAAGAAAATCAAGGGGTATCCAAGGGCATTTACCCAATCTAAGCCATTCCAATATATCGGATACCCAAGGCTCGTATCAAAGTAATACTGCCCAACCTGTAGATTTTCTGTGGGTCTATTTGCCGTAGTACCCGAAGCAGGTACCGTAACGCTTTGAGTAAAGTTGTCAATTTGATTAAAGTACAGACGCAGGGCATTTAATACTTGATCTTGGTATAGCTGGCGGTACTCTACTGGCGCAATGGGTAAGTTAGGCGCTTTAGAAGGACGAAGTGGGACTTGTGCCATTATCTACGTCCGTCATTCCTAATATCAATCCGTGGGCTACCTAGCTGCCATGCCACCCCCAGAGAATCCGACTCAATCCTAAAGGCAAGCTGGCGCCCTCTTAGGCGGGTATAGACCTGTCCAGTAAACTCTTGGACGTTATAGACCGGGGCAGTAGAAAAGTTATCCCCACTAATTACTTCTGGGTTATCCGCCGTACCATAAGGCGCTCCAGAGTTTTGACGGGGTTTAACCCTCATCGTGACGTATGGGTTGTTGACGTTAGAGCCGTTAAAGTTAATATCAGGCAGGATACGCCAGACAAAGCCAAAGTTATGCCCATCTCCAATATCAAAGTCAGAAGACTGTATATAAGCATTAATTGGCACGGGGGCTGTACCTGATACGTCATCTACCGCAGATTCGTGGAATAGCATCCTGCTGTTGTAGTCGGCAGCCATTGGGTATTGGCGAATACCAGAGTCTAACCAAGCCGTACGAGCCATTGTGCCGTATGCCCAAGTACGTTCTAAGTAGTTGTAAATCACATATTTATTTATAGCGTTACTTCCTTGTGAGCAGTAGAACCACCATACTTCGTTGTAGCTTTCGTTGCCACCACAGAATACTTGGAAGGCCTGCTCCCTGTTAACATCCTCAAAAATGTATTGCCAGAGCGAACAAGGTAGGGTCTCAACACGACCTGAGTACATGTAGAACTTATCAACACCCATCCAATACGTTACGTTATTAATTGTAATCATGGAGTTTGGAGACATAACAGATATGTTATCCATGAGGATTTGGAAGCCCCAAACATAAGGAGGTCCTAGGTACTGCATGGAGTAAATAGCCGCATCTGTCCATACCAAGATTTCTTGACGAGTATTACGGGCACCCATAATAAATGACCCAGCAGATAGCCTAAATTCACCAGATTGATTGGTTACGGCTGGCACCCACTCGTAAGGATTTTCTTGGTCTGACCAGCGTACCAGCATAGGATCAAAGGTTGTAGAAGCTGTATTTGGGTCATATGGATTAGCACCAAAACAAATTACAAAACGTTGAATTGATGAAGCACTAATTTGAAAAGTAGAGGTCGGAACCCTTGTACCGTCATACCCAGCAGCGGTAGATTGAACAGAAAGAAATTGTGCTCTAGTCCCAAACCCCCCAGCAGTTGAATTTGGGTAAGTGCTTCCAGTTGGAATCCAGTAAAAAATAGAACCACCACGAGGGGCAATAAACAAATCTTGTCCATAGTTATCATTAGTCCAAAGACGCAATTGCTGACCAATACCCGATGTAAAACCTTGACCCCAACCATGACTACCTGTTTGGGTATAAGCAATGACGTTGCCGCCCCCTGTTACAGAAGCATTAGCATTAACTTGAACCGTGATGGAATATGCGTTGGCGTTAACAACTGAAGGGTAAAACAAGGTATTTAAAAGCACTGCTGAAACGCCGCCTGTTGCCGTAGCGTTAGCAAAAATAACTGCTTGTCCATTAGCTAAATTGTGTGCTGTTTGAGTTACGGTAACTACGTTACTTCCATTAGTTGTAGTAAAAGGATCAGTTAAGCTAGTTGTTATCCCTGTAACAGGCCAAGGACCAGCGCCCCATCCAGTGCCTAAAGTATATGTATTTAGACCAATAGGTTGTTGATAGGCAATATCAGTAGCACTCCCTCCACCATTTGCAGAAGCGTTTGCCGTTACAGGTAACGTAACCGTGTAAGCCGTTGTATTTATTATAGAAACTACGGAATATTCTGCATTTAAAACAGTTGCAGTTACGTTGCTTGTACTAATATTAGCTGCATTTGAAATAGTTAAATAATCACCTACGCTTGGGCTATACCCCCCGTCTACAACAACCATGGAGTTTGACCCGCTGGTAATCGTAAAGGCATTAGCCACGTTAGCTGAAGTAAATACTACAGGGGTAATGTCGTTGTACGTACCGCCTTGCTCGACATAGTATTTAAGGTTTGTGCCAACACCTAAATAGTTAGACCCTGCCAACGTAACCCAATTCCATAGTGTCCGTGCCAACCCCAAAAACTGAGCATTAGCCATGCGGGTCCAACCACCAATCTTTTCAGGAAAGCCAGAACGAAAGCGCACCTTGTCGGCATCGTACCAACCACCTTCGTTGGAGTAATCTGTACCTTCTCGGTTAAGACCTGGGCGAAACTGTAATTTTTGTAATGGCATACGGGTTTACCCTAAGATAAAAATAACGCTCGTTCGTCGTTTCTACGAGTTACCAAGCCTTTCAGTACTTTACCCCCAGCCAGTGTATATTTCAAGAACTCTTCTGCCGCCTCTTCCATTTCGCCCCGAATAACCTTCTGACGGAGGGTGCTGCGCTGTAGTGTTCCCAGACCAACATTAAAGCTAAAAGATACAAGAGCATCGAATTGACCTTGAGTGAGCTTGACAGGACAG